CTCACTTCACGCAGACGATCTTTGTTGGCAACCATGAAGTCAATGATGGAATCTTGCACTTCGGGTGCAAATTCATAGTCTGCGAACAGTAATCCGTCGGCTGCAATCTGCCGAATACGCAAGAGCTTGTCACGCATGGTGTCCAAGGTCAGATCCAAGTAGTGGCAGCGACTTTGCAGTGCATCCAAGTGATCGCGCAGTTTCTGGCTCTTCATACCATCAAACTTGAGATTGGTGATAAAGATCACGGAACCTTTGAACTCGAACTGGTCGGGAATGCCTTCACGACGCAGGGTACTGGATTCTGACAGCCAGCTGATCTTACGTTTCTTGCCTGAGTCCAGAGCACCTTTGAGCAAGTTCAAGCTCACATCATCCAGCAAGATGCTGTCGCAGTCGTCAAACACAATCACACTATTAGCGTCCGAATACTTGTAAAGGGTCTGGTACAGACCGATGGGCGTGGCCGAACCTTTGACAACTTCGGCACGGAGTTTTTTGCCGGCCAACTTGTCAAACAAAGTGGCCTTGTCAATTTCTTGTTCGACGCCGTAGCTCTTGCCTACACCTGGGGGCCCGGAAACAATCATAGCGCGAATGTCGCCGTTGACGCAGGCCTTGGTCATTTCGTGCAGAATTTCGAAGCGCTCACGGATACGATCCATGGCCTGTTCGTCGGTTTCTGCGGGCTCCACGGGCTTGGCCATTTTGATAATGTTGTCTGTCACAGGTGTGCCTGCAGTGTATTCGATGTCAGAGATACTGTCTACTTTGATGCGTATTACATCAGGACAGCGTGGAAACGTGCCATTGTTTTTTACCGAGACATAACCGCCTTTAGAACCTGTTTGGAACCCTGAAACAAGTTCAAACACACTGTTCACGACGTTGTATCCGCGGTATGTACCGTTGATTACACGAATTTGGCTCATTGTTGGCTCCATCTAGTTGTTTACTGTTCTTGTATTATAGCAAAAAGAGAATTATTGGTCAAATCACTTGACCAGCGCGTAGGGCCGGTTCCAACGGCCGATATTGATGTCTACATACCAGCCCACGTCAAAGTAGTCGGACTGGATGTCACTGCGATCGTGGTTGCCTACCATCATTGCAGCATAGACTTCTTTGAGGAAGTTCAATGCTTGGCCACTGAAATGCTTTTGAAAGTGGTAGGGGTTGACACTGATGCTGCCAGAAGTATTTTGCTCCATAACTTTATTGAGACTGCGATTGTATTCGCCCACAGTTTTATTGTAGTTATAGATAAAATCGATGTCACCTTGACTAACATTGAGCACCAAGGTGCGGTGATTTTGGATTGCAAGGCTAGCTTTGATGCCGTACTTCTTACAAATCGCTTTGACCACAGGTGCAATTTGAGCTTTGCGCTCTTGGCTAATGTAGGCCATGTTGGCTCCGTTTTGTTACTGTATCAAAATTATAGCAGATTGACAATATTCGGTCAACCGTTGTTTTTCTGCAACATTACCCACGAAACGCCCTAAAAAGAGCAGCCAAATAGTCGTCGTACATCAATTCAACTTGTTGATCAATTTCTTGCTGGCCAGTGGCCTGCAGCTCAAGATTCAATTCGTCTAGAAAAAAGGCGCTGTCTTCATAACTTCGTTCCATGTCCAGTTCCCACAGCAAAACGTCATCTGAGGCTTGATTTTCCCGATCCATCATGCTGATCCCCTATGCATTACAGTTCAAGCATTGTACGGGGGTTTTCAATTGAGGTCAACCACAGCCCGATGTTGTATTTTTACCACACATCTAACGCCATAGATCGACAATTTTTGGATCACGCACAGTATGCGGCTTGGGATCGCCGTGAAAAACAATGACTGAACAATAATTGCCAATCAACGCCCCTGATCCAGGCTGCAACGATCGGCGCCTGCGAAAATCCCAACCTCCGTCGGCTACCTGCCATCTATAACTTTGAAAAAAATGATCTTCAAAATATCGCTTGTGATCTTTGTCAATGATTTCGTGTATGAAGTCTTGATCGCCGTGGTAGTTGCGCACAGTTTGATCAACCCCTCTGGCATTGAATTCTTGCCATACATTTTGAAATCTACGGGTATCCCACCACATCACAGAGCTGTTGACAGTGTTGATTGATGCAGATTGCAGGTATCTAAAATCACGCACACACCAAAAATAGTCTGCATCCAAAGACAATATCCAATCTAGACTGCGTACAATCACACAGTCCAAATCAAAGTACAGCAATGGACCGGCATGATGCTCGGCATTGAACAGATGCAATTTATACCACCAAGACTTTTTTGGTCCAGCTACGCCTGGCCAATCTTCCAAACAATGTTTTATCAGGTGCGGTGGCACTGATCTATCATGCTCTGTGTAAACATGCAATCTGACCGGCACAGACAGATGCCTACACAGCATGTTGTACAATCGTTCCACATAGAACCAATCGTACTTGCGATCGTGAATAACACAGGCGCAGTCTATCACAGAGCGGGAGCGATTCTTTTTAGCCATATGCCTTGTTTGATTTCATCCAGTGTGTATTCGGTATGACACAGTTGAGCCAACCAAAGTTGTCGGTCAATGTCGTAAGATTTTTCTATATTGCACAGATCCACGGCCACTGGCCATGCCAAACTGCTAGTGTCTACTATGGGCCGCACACCAGCTATGGCTGCTTGAATGCCCGGACCACTGTTGTGATTGATCACAGCATGGCAATCAAAATGCATGTCAAAGCTGTCGTAAGAATTGACCACTGGCCTGGGTTTTTGAATCACAATGTTGGCGGGCAATGCAGATAAATTTATGGCAGATCTAGGATGAGGCCTGACCACAATGGGTCTGTCAGTGTGTGCTTTGACTTTACGTATCATGGCATTCAACCATTGTGTCATGTTGCCCAGGGTGGCCACTTGCTCGCTGTGAGCATGCTGCAGTGCTATCAACACATGAGGCTTGCTTTGGATTTGTGTGGCCAGGCTGATGCCCAAACGATTTGGGCGATGCATATCCACTGTGTCCTGATGTCCATAATATCCGTCGCGTGTGATATGGTTCACTGCTACCTTCCAGGTGTGTCCTCGATACAGCGCACCAATTTCCAAAATTATCACTGGCTTGTTTTGTTGTCTATAGTGATAATACACATCGCGGTTGAGTTTCATGCGTCCTTGCCACAGCACACTCCAAATCAAGGCAGCATCACAGTGCATGCTATTTTCTTTAATTTGTATTCCCGAACACTGCAACACATCCAATGCAGCATTGTACACGGCTGTGCTGTTTTTGGCACATTGCAAAGGAAAATATGCTATGTTTTTGATCATAAGTATCGCAATGAAATTCACAGTAGTTAGCACGTTCAATGCAGAGGGGTATTCAAACTACGGGCAGCGTATGATCAATACTTTCTTACAGCATTGGCCCTCAGACGTGCGGTTAGTTGTTTATGCAGAAGGATGCCAACCCACTATGACAGCACCCAATTTCTCAGTCGCAGACATTGCTGTTGTTCAAGAACTGAGTGAATTCAAACGCAAATGGTCTGGTGTTCCCAAAGCCAATGGCGATGTCAGCCGGGATCCTGTGCGATCTCGTAGAAAAGATTCAGGCAAAGGATTCAAATGGGACGCAGTGAGATTCTCTCACAAAGTGTACAGTATTTTTCATTGTGCCCGGCAGGTCAGATCTGATTGGTTGATCTGGATGGATGCTGACACAGTGTGTCACAGCCCAATAACCACAAATCAAATCTCCGCTTTGTGTCCATCTCAGTATGATTTGTGTTATTTGGGACGGCGGGGCAAATTCAGTGAGTGCGGGCTGTATGCCATGAACCTCAACAGTGAACGTACTTTGCAATTTCTACAACAATTTCAAAACATGTATGACAATGCTGAGTCGGGAATTTTTACCCTGGACGAATGGCACGATAGTTTTGTGTTTGATCATGTGAGAAAATCTATGCCAATCACATCTTTGGACTGGAGCAATGGACTGATTGTTGGCGAAGGTCATCCATTGATCAATTCTGCATGGGGTGCATGGTTGGATCATCTCAAAGGCAAACGCAAGTCACTGGGGCACAGTCCTGCCAGCGATTTGGTCAAAGCCCGATCAGAATCCTATTGGCAATGAACTGGATTTTTCTAAACAAAAAAAATCAAGATCAATATATCTCAATGTTTGCCCGCGGCAGTGGTATGCCCACTACCACTTTAGAAACTTGGGAATACAGCACAGGTACCCAACCACTGGTGCTGCGAGGTATAATGAAACACAAAATTATCAAACGTTGTTGGCAAGATCGCAGACCATTTTTATACATGGATTCAGGATATTTTGGCAATCGTCCCAGCAATCAAAATCCACATGGTTGGAAACAATGGCACAGAATAGTGCTCAATGATCTGCAGCATCAAGCAGTGGTACCAAGACCAGCAGATCGATGGCAAAAACACCAAATACCAATACCTAACAGACGGCATGGTAGCAAGATACTGATAGCAGCACCAGACATCAAACCTTGTGTGTTTTATGGAATTGATCTAGATCAATGGTTAGGTCAAACTATTGCTACCATTGCTCAACACACCGACAGACCAATAGAAGTTAGACAACGAGATCCAAACCGGCAAGTAAGACTGGCCAACGACTTTGAGTCTGCACTGAATGATGTGCATGCAGTGGTCACTTTCAATTCAGTTGCTGCTACCGAAAGTATATTGGCCGGTGTTCCGGCCTTTGTATTGGCTCCGGTCAATGCTGCCATGCCCGTGGCCAACACTGATCTTGCCAAGATAGATCAGCCCTGGTTTCCTGATAGCGATCAAATCCATGACTGGGCCTGTCATTTGGCCTATGGACAATTTCACAACACTGAATTGCAGGATGGCACTGCAACCAAAATCACAAAGGAACTGTTAGATGCGTGAGACACATGGATGGTGGTTTCCTGACATAGACACACATTTTCCCAAGATGTTGCAGAAAAGCGTGGATCGCGGTGGCCCAGCCGAATATCAACAGCCAGTGCGTATGCGCAGTATGCAATTTGTCAAAACCAAACGCACTGCATTGGATATTGGAGCCAACGTTGGGCTCTGGTCCAGAGATCTTGTCAAACGATTCGATCGTGTGATTGCATTTGAGCCAGTGCCGATGTTTAGAGAATGTTTGTTACGTAATGTGATTGCAGACAACTTGGAAGTTCGCCCCATTGCACTGGGCGACAGTGAAGCAATGATTCGCATGGTAATCACCGAAGGCAACACAGGACACACCCACGTTGACCCAAACAGTATTGGGGGTGACACACAGTTGACTAGATTAGACACCTTGCAATTGCCAGTGGTTGATTATATCAAGATTGATTGCGAAGGGTTTGAATATCGAGTGCTGCAAGGAGCCGAGCAGACCATACGCCGATGTATACCAATAGTGGTAATTGAGCAAAAACCTCACGACATGTATGTCAAAGACTATGGCCAGTTTGCAGCCATTGAATTATTGAAGTCTTGGGGTATGGTCCGACTGGATCAAGTAAAAGATGATTGGATCATGGGATGGCACTGATAGACACTGAATATCAAAAACAACTTAGTCGCATGCACATTGCAGGCAAATTCAACAAC